ATAAAATTTAAAGATTTTTTATTTTAGATTTTTTTAAAGCATTTTCAATATGTTTTATATCATTATACATGAATGTTAAATCACTTTCTAAACTTAAAATTTCATTTTCACAAATTATTATTTTAGTTTCGTATTTTCTAGAAAGAGTTTCAGGCGAATAAGTAAATATAATAAAAGTGTATAAAGTCTCGTTTATCATTCTATCTTTTATTACCAATTCTTCACTATCTATTATAGTCATCAAATTTCTTAATTCTTTTTCTAAAACCTTATTATCAAATAATTTTTTCATTTTCTTTGACCTCCTCAAGTCATTTTATTATTGAGCGTTTATACACTCTATTAAGAGTACCAATTAAATGGTACCCTTTAACAATGTATAAATTATTTTGATAGAAATATAACTCTTATATAAAACGGACTATATAAGTACCCCTTAATTTTATTAATCATAATTAAGTATGATAACATTTGATAACGGTGTTAGTCTTTTCCACCATATTCAATTTTTTAAGACCTACAATTTCGCATGAGTTATGAAGACATGTTCCCTTGACAATTAATATTATACTAAATCGTAAAAGTAATGTCAAGTTTTATTTAAGTTTTTTTCAATCTTTTTTATAGATTTATCTCTATTTTTACGAGCCTCCTCCGGTGTAAGCCCTAATTCTAGCAACTTTTTATACTTTTCTTTACGCCTTAAATTTATTTTCTTTTTATGACTTTGAGCGTAATTTTTACTAGTTTTGACACTTACGTAAGCGTCTTTTTGCTTTTGCGTAAGAACTTCTAACTTCATCATTTTTTCTCGTAATTTATTAAGTGTGTGGTCTTTATAGGTTAATAATAATGGTTTTGTAATGATGAGACCATTTTTTAAATCTTCAATTTTGTAAGAGGGTATTACTCTTTTTGTATGACCTACAATAATTTCAACGTCTCTAACTTCCTCTTTGACTAGTCCTAAATCTAAATGCGTATATTTATCTTGATGAGCGACTAAACCCACACTTACTAATATTCTTACAACTACTTTAGCATTGCTACTTAAATTACCATTCCAAAAGTCTAAAGCGCTCTTTGATATAATCATATTATTTTTACATAAAATTTTACGTTGTTTAAGAAGTTTCTCTATTTCTAATATTTTCATATCGAAAATCTTAGCCAAATTATTTACACTAATTAAATTATTTTTTTCTAATTCTTGTTTTACATAAATATTAGTTTTTAAGACTTTATCAGTTAAGGCGCTCCAATTAAAATTTTCTAAAACGGTTCCGTCTTTATTATGTAAATCTACAATATTTAAACCTCTCTTCTTACCTTGATATTTTATTTTGGTACCAGTCGTGTAATATTCATAACGTCCGGCACCTAAACACACCATGTCATTTACTTGCTCCGGCTTTTCAAAATACCCTAAAGTCTTTTTTTCTCTCCATAAATTTTTAGGTAACATATCAGCGTCACCTTTCCAAAATATACTATCAGTCATGATGACTATTGGTTGTCCTCCATTTGCTTTAATTGCATTAGAACCTTTAGAAATAAGAATTCTAACTTGACTAGTAATGATACTGGCGTATAGTGGGTTATTGAATTCTCCCACACGATAACCTCCACGTACGACTTCTTCGTCCTTATCAAGTTTGTAAGTACGTATAGCCTCATATAAAATACCGTATATACTATTGGCGCATGTTTTGGCCGTATATTGTGCGCTATCGCCCTTCGCCAATAATTCGGTTCTAGACTTCAAGAATGACCTTACGGCTCTCGCTAGTGGACTTAATACGCCTTTAGTCTCAATATTGTACCATTCTTCATTTTCAAATTTAGCGTCTAAAGTTAATAAATAATCACGTTCTTTTTTTGTGTAAGACGCTCTAAAATCTCCACAAGCCCTTATATTCGTGTCCTTTAAAAATGGGTGTTTTATTGTGATAGGGTGGTAATCAACATTAGAAGGTATGGTTACGTCGCCCCTAATGAAACAATACGAGTTTTTTATGCTTGGTGGGGTTCCTTTACCATGTGTAATTTTAGAACCTCTTAAATCGTATAAGTCTACGGCTATTGAAGGGTAAGCACTTGCAATATCAGCCATGTAAGCCTTTTTCACGCTACCATAAGCCACACTTTCAATATAACCACCACTATAAGCCTCATTAAATATAGCCATAATATTTTTATATGTTTTTTGACCGTATTTTGCAACCCATTCATCTTTATAATTGTAAAGTGGTATCGAATTCAAATCTTTAATGGTTTTATCTTTATCACCGTCGTTATAATTCATAATATCGGCTACAATACCAGCCCTAGCCAACGAGCCGGCGCTAATTAATGAAGTAGGGTAATACCTAAAAATTTTATAGAAGTTATTAATCGCTTTAACGGCTAAATCTTTAACGGCTCTAGCGTCAAAATAATTCGATTTTAAAACTATGTTCTCTCGATAATTTTTATCGGTTTTAAATCTCTTCCAATTAACTATATGAGCGCTATTATCGACTTTAGAATAGTAAGACAAATCTTTAGCCTCTTTTGATAAAGACCCTAAATACAAATTAGCAATATCATAAGCCCACACACGATTTATTCTTTGAGGGTTAAATTCATTATAAAAGTAAAATTGAATACTAGACCTTATAACATTTGTAATACCAAAATAAAACGGTCCTATTTTTACTTCGACGACTGGTGGTGTAGTCCATTCTTCGTTTTCCTTATCAAATTCTCCTGAAACCTTACCAAATCTTTTTAAAGATTTTTTTATGTATTGCTCATCTTTATTAAGTTTGTAGTGATAATTAAGTAATTGTTTATATATAACGAAATGGTCTAATTTATTCCACCATACTAATTTTGTCTTTTGATAATATGCGTCTCGTACTTTATTAAAGATGATACCTAAAAAATTATTTTGATAATAAGAATATTCATTATCCATATCACAAAAACCTAACAATTTTAATTGACTCGTCTTATGATTTGTTTCTAAATCAATACCTATAAAGTCCATAGACCTATTTGTAATTTTATTGACGTTAATATTTGCGTAATATTCACTTAAAGAAGGGTGTTTTACATTAGAGCCTTCAAGCGTTAAAAATTCATCTCCAATATATAATTCATTCTTTTTTCTCGCCATAATTAAAACCTCATTTTTGTAATTGGTACCCTCATTTTTTTATCATTGAAAACCACGTGTAAATTATAACCTAATTTATGTCCTTCTTCAATTATTTTAAGTTCTCTAGGTGTTAACGCGAAAGACGGTATATAACCGTCTTTTTTTAAATTTTTTAATGCGTCGCCTTTTATTTCTTCAAATTTAGCCTTTATCAATTCTTTATCGTAATTCATAATTATCTCCTTTTTATCTAGTATTGTAAACATATTCTCTTATCTCTCGGTCGTCCGGTTCGATAATTTTACGTGCCTCGTTAGGTTCTTTATCCTCCACGTAAATAAAATTTAATACCCCAAACCCATACCGACTATTACGTCTATGAATATTAGTTTCCTTTTTACCGGTTTTATTATTGACAACTTTATTGTATTTATCATTAATAGCATAACCTAGTTCCCTCATGGGCTTAGGCATATAACCCCGTTTACCTTTGGTGTATTTAGTCTTCCTAGACCATTCCTTCCAAACTTCATGGCGATTATCTCTATCGTTAGGCCAAAAAACCTTATAAGAATTGTCATTAAATTTTATTGTTTTTGTATTATCGTTAATTGATTTATAAGATTTACGCTTATAATCACGTATAGCCTTTGACGTAAAACCTCTATCATTCATAACTTGTACTTTACGTAATTGCATTTTTTTATGATAGATAGTGTTTTGATTATAATCTTTAATATCATAACCCTTTTTTATACGCTTATCACTTGGCTTACGAATACCAAGTTCCATACTTAATCGTTCCCACCCCCATTGACTTGCTTTTTTTGCTAATGAGGTGTCTTGATACTTATTTTTTACTAGAGCGTATTTAACTTTTAATAGTTCAGTTCTATTCATAATATCAGCGCTCTTTTAAATACAAAGTTAAAATATCATACCACGTTTTTAAGTCCTCTTTTTCGGTTTCTTTTAATACTTTATTAGTCTTAGTCATAATTAAATCTAACACCTTCAAAGGCGCTTTATTCGTTACTTGATTTTTCATTACGTATAACCTCCCTCGTATCATAATAAGGGTAGACTTTACGTAAATCATGTGTCCTTATGTTTAGTAAGTTTTCAAACCCTCCAGTAATATCAAAAGTCTTAGCCGTTACATAACCCTTTTTCTTACTTTCAACTTCAATATAATAATTAATTAATAAACGAATTCGTTTTGAAATCATGTTAAAACGTTGTGTTGTTACAATTAGAATAATATCACGTTTACGAATTTGAGTGATAAAAGTCGTCATTTTTTGTACTTCTTTATTCATAAAATTATAACTATCAGCGCCAATTTGCATTTCGTCTAATACCAGTACACCATTCTTTAACCAAGAAGGCATTTTTGATACTTCTTCAAAAGTTACTTGTTTATATTTCACTTTGTTAAATTGATAATTTGCGAATATATTTAAATCTTCTTTATGTTTATATGATAGAGCCATGAAAGTTGCTAGTAATGTCTTACCACTACCAAAATCGCCGGTAATAGCAATGATAGGGTAATTTTGTAAGTAACGTTCCTCTTTATTTTCTACCTCATTATTGACCCCATAATCTTGCACTAAGGCCACCTCCAAAACCGTCCAACTCGTCCGGCTTATTAATTGAATTTTTGGCCATATCTACAAACTCGCCACGTGATTTTCTATCTTTAGACAATGATAATCGCATAATATTGTTGCATAATTGACCCATTATTTTACTATTGAAATGGTCGGCAAATAATATACCTTTTGAAAGGGCTGAAATTTGATTATCATTTAAATCGGTACGAACTTCGATATTGTCAGTATTAAAAATTTCTCGCGTTAATTTATCTAACATTTCCTCACGTTTTGAAGGTTTATTTTCTTGCTCTTTTTCAACTTCATTTTCAAAGAAATCATTAGTAAAGTCTAATTCTTGAACGCCTTTTTTACTCATATTTTACACCTCCACGCCAATAGTTTTTAATGCGTCTACGATTAAATTAATTTTTTCAATTAAACCTTCCAACATACCATAACCTAAATAGGCTACAATTCCCAACGCTCCTATAATACCAAATAATAAAATCATGACTAAAGTATTATTATCGGTCTTATTCTTTTTAGAGGCCTTGTAAATCTCATCAACTAACCTATTTTCTATGGCCGTACGATATTGACTAGGACTAACGTCACTTCTTTGACCTGTAATTAAGTTAATAGGCTGTGTATTTTTTTCGTGAAAAATATATGTGGGTATGTTATTAATTAATAATAAGTCCTCTTCATTAATATTAAATGTGTGGGTTCCTACTGTAATCGTCTCGCCTTTAGGCTTCACTTTAAAGTGTGTCATTCTTCTATCACTTTTAACAACGAATACCCTTACTTTATCTCTATCAAGTCTTTTCTTGATAAACAATATTCCTCCAGTAATAATAATTAATAATAAAAATATTCCTAAATATAAATATATCATTTTGTTACCCCCTCTTGATTATCTATTTTTATTTGACTCTCGATATCTTCTTTAATTTGTGTTAAAGATTTTTCTAAAAATGCGCTACAAAAATGTATAATATCTAACCCATTTTTTTTACCTACAACGTCAAAACCACGTTCTCTAAAATACCACCCTAAACTTTTATCATAAGTTAATCTTTTTACTGGGTGTATAATATAATATTTATAAATTTTAGACGACTTATAATACTCTTCTTTAGGTAATTCATCATTATATTGATGTAAAGTATTTAAAGCCTCTAAATAATCTTTTATAATAGTGTCTTTATGATATCTATTACAAAATTCTATGGCTTGATTAAAAGTTAAATTATCGTTCATTTTGTTACCTCCTTATTGTAATTATGTTTAAATTCTTTGATAAGTTCTTTAATACTTGTAAATGTATCAACTAATACAATTACAGGCATAAAAATGGCGCCTAAAACCGATAAAATAATAAAAATATTTATCTTAGTTTTCTTTGATTTATAAATTAATTCTTTAAATTTGTAATTTTCTACAAAATCGCTCCATTTTCCTAGAGCAAATATAAGCCCAAACATAATGGCTAAAATGCTATAAAAAATAATTAAATGTTCTATTGGTATAACTACATTAATATTCATATTTAAACCCCTTCTCTATCAATAGTTTTGAATACATAAATAACTTGAAAAAATGCTAATGCTACCATTGTAAATAGTAACAAGGGTTCGCTAGACCATTCTATGGCCAAATAAAACCATACCGGTAAAGAGGCTATATTTAAAAGTCCTATTTTTGTAAATATCCCCGAAAACATAAGCGCCAAACCTAATAAAAGTACAACCAAATAAAACGTACTATCAGTTACCATAATTTTCTTCCTCCTTCATTTTGCTTTCTCCTTTTGTCCTCATTATAAAATGCTAACATAATAACAATTAAACTGAAATTAACACCTACAAAAATACCTATTAAAAACATTAATAAACTATTCATTTTGTGCCTCCTTTTTATTTACGTAATATATTGTTAATTCACATATTTTAATGCCTAAATAGATACCACTTAAAAACATAATTATATAAAGATATATGCTATTCATTTTGCGCCTCCTATGTAAACGGTATAACGTCTTTTAAAACGTTAATTATGATGACAATTAATACGATTAGTGGTGGGTAAATTACTAATAAATTAATAACCGACGGTAGACCACTTAATCTAAATGATAATAAAGACCAAAATGTACCAAATAAGGACCATATACCACCGTCGGTAACTATATTGACTTGTTCGGCGTCGATATACACGGCGTTGGCCGTAATTGTTATAACAATAAAATAAATAAAAATAGTAGCTACTACAAAACCGGTATTATTCAATTTCGGTACCTCCTTTAATCAAATATATTGCTATCATAATAAGTCCACCTGTAATAATTATAAGCGCATACAATGGTAACAAGCCAAATACGTTAAACATGACTGTTAAGGCGCCTATAACCACTATATTGATAAAATAATTCGCATTTAATGAGGCTAAACCTATTAAGGCTAATATTAAAAAGATAATATAAATTATGATATAACCAAATGTATTATTAAGCCCCATTTTTGATAAGGTATTTTGTAACCACATAGGTGCGTTAGTATCACCGGGCATAGTTATAATAGTACCCTCTTCGGTCTCAAAACGACTGTGTAAATTTAATACGTTATCGTCTCCCAAATCTAAATCATTTAAATTAATATCGTCTAAATCTAAAATGCGTCCACTTGGCGTCGCCCAACCTACAAAAATATTAGTTCCTATATCACTTAAAGTAATTAATTCGATATCTTCTATTTCATCTAAATAAAAATTTTCTTGTTTAATGCGCTCAAAACCTTTGAAATAATTAATGGTAATTGTAGGAGCCACTAATTCAACTGTCAAATTTTCTAACGCCTCTTGAAAACGCCACTCTCGCGAACTAAACCATGACGCTTGTAAATCAGTAAATAACACTATTGATATGGCTGTAACTTCTTCAAAATTAAAATCGCTCATACCTATAAAATCTAAAAATTGGTCGTTATTTACCTTTATTGAAACCGTTACAGGTTCGTTGTTTTCGCTCTCATTAATATGGTCTAGTGATAGGCCATAATAGCCAAAATATGACGATAATAAAAAACTTACATTAGGTTTGCCACTTCTAACTAATATAACTCTACTATCGTCGGTACCGTCGTCAAATACACTATCTATGTTTGAAAATTGATATTCTATACCGGTCTCACCTCCAAATTGAAAATTTATTTCATCATAAATTGTAGTCGGTAATACCTCCCCATATGAAAATTGATAATAAGACGTGTAAGTTTCGGTTTTAGTCCAACTATCATTTGCCAATTGTATAGTGGTAGACGCATAAGCATTGGTAGTATTAAATTGTGTTAATGATAATGATAAAATCATTAATAATGCTACTAATATTTTTTTCATTTTTTCCTCCTTCTTCTTAAAAATTTTATATATGATATAGCGAGGCCATTTTCATATAATTTATATTCTTCACTATTAAGCCATATACCACCTTTATATGTCGTTTTATTTATGGTATCTATCAATGAGAATAAATGCCTCGTTAAGCCATTGTCTTTAATATCTTTTAACGCCTGTGTTTTAGTTTTATATTTATAAGTTTTACCACTAGGGTAAGTCGTTAATTCTATCATTAAAAACCTCCTAATATTTCTTAAATAACGTAAAACTAATAATAAATATAATGATAGAACCTAAAATAACTAGCCATGTAGGTACCCACCCAATAGCCACAAAGGCTACTAAAATAATCATATCGACGAGCATGACAATAAGCCATTTTACATTAAAAATGAATAAGGCTATTGACGTTGCGACGATAACGACTAAAATAAAAATAGTCTTGAATAAATTACCGTCAGCAAAACTATCGAAAAATACATTAAGCGTGTTTCCAATATCGGCTTCATTAGTCACGTTATCACCAGTACTTCCAGTATCCCCAGTACCAGTTGTACCAGTTGTGATACTCTCTTGATTATAACTTATTGTGTAAGTGTTAGCGCTAGCCGTAAATGACGTTATTGAAGGTAATACTAATAAATTAAAATATGTATATGTGTGGACTATGTAATTATCGTAATCATTAAAATAATAATCTAAATAATCAAAAGAAATAATATCATTATTAATGTTTTCATGAAATAACATTTCTTGGTATTGGTTCATCATAAACCTAAAATCATTTTGACTAAAATTTAATATACAATCAGTACTATAAACATAATTAGCGACTTTTTGAAATGTTTTATAAGTCGAATAACCCATTGTAAAATTATTCATGTCTATTTCATACCCACTATCATTTAAATAATTATCAACTACACTTTGAGCGTCATAAATTCTCATATCCCCCCCAAATGCGCTATCGCTTATAAAAGTAGTAACGGCCGTATTAGGCGTATCGACATAATTAGAATAATAAGCGTTGTTTTGATTAAAGGTAGTATCTAAAGCGTTCAATTCCGTTTGATTAGAAACTTCTTGATAAAAAGGTCCTAAATATTCATTAAATTCAATACTTAAATTATATTCGCTAAAATCGTCTCCAGTACTAGCCGTAATTTCTAAATATGAAGGTTCATTTATTAATAAACTTTCAAAATTTACCACTCCACTACCATAATTTTCTATGTCGAAAAATTCTTCAATTATACTAGAGCCACTTGTAACAACGTGAATACCACCACCCTCTATACCGTCAAAAATTCCCCAAGTCTTAGAAATAAAATATTTACCACTATTATTAATAGTGTTAGTAATTCTAATCGTGGTATCGCTTGACGCTACACCGTCAATTTCAATATTTTTACTAGTATTATTAAAGGTAATTGTTAAACCATTAATAGTTATTTGAGTACCAAATTCGTTATTAATAACGACCAAATTATCGTTATTATCGTTATTATATGTATTTTGACGTGTAAATAAATCGTCGTAAGTAGAATAGTTAGGCGTTATAACTGGTAATGGTATATTATATACTTTATTATTATATAAATAATCATAAGTATAATTATTACTAATATTAGAATTCTCTTTATCTACATTCGTCATTATTGCAAACCTATACGCTCCAATCGGTAAAGGTATGTTCTCATATGTCGTTTGACCTAAAAACTTGCTAGAGGCTAATTTATAAGGGTCTAAAGATAAATTGTTACTAGCGTCGTATGTTTGGTTATTGGTACCCTCGAATAATTGATAATAACCTAAATAATCGTTGGTCCCATTCCAAAATAAAACATAATGAGCGTTGTATTTTAATGAAATATTAAAATTATCTTTGCTAGTATCAATAATCATTCGGCCACTCGATAACCAATTTTTAGCATAATCGTGTTCGTAACCCATATCACTTATAGTATGATTATCAAAAGTTAGATATGTTCCAGTTAATAAATCAAAATATGAGTTATCATAAAATGTAAAACTTTTCTCTTCTTCAACTACTTCGGTAGCCGGTATTTCAGTTGGTATTTCAGTTGCTTTAATACTCGCAAATAATACCGGTGTTATTGCTAATAAAAGCAACGTTAATATTTTTTTCATTGTTTCCTCCTTTTCTTTTTTAAAATTTTGTATAATGAAGGACCAATATTTTAAAACATTGGTCTATCATTTATTAATTCTTTATTAAAAATCTTTTTCTTTTTTGATTAATAATACGGCTCCAAATACTATACCGGCTACTAATACTAATGGTAAGATTTTAAGTAATCTTGCTGTTGTTCCTGTTATTTTAGCCTCATTTACTATCATTATTTCTATTAATGTATTTTCGGTGTATATCGTTGGTAGAGATACATCAATTTCTATTGAAAAAGTTATACTCTCCACATCAACTCTTCCTAAATCTTCTACTATATCATCATAAGTTTTTATAGGTTGAGAAGGGTCAATAGGGTTACTATTATATTCTAATGCAGGAGTTTTTTCAGCGAAATAATTAATATAGTCTTTAAATTTTAT